CACGGGACTGGGTCAACTGTTCTTCGCTGACCCGCTCGGGCACGTGGGGTAGTTTGATCGTCGGCTGGTAGTACAGACCGGTGACCTTGTCGTAGCCGGGTTCCTGGATCAGTGACCCGTCAGGACGCAAGGTCGGGGTTCCGATGACTCCGGTGAGGACGGGGACCCCTGGCCAGTAGCTGCTGGTGACGATGGCGCGCAGGGCCGTGCTGGTAGCTGAAGCCTTCTTCGCCATGCCCTGGCCGTTGATGCGGTAGGTGGTGACGTGCTTGGCAAGCAGCCGGTTGAGGACGTCGCCAGTCACGGGGGCGATGGAGATGGTGTTGTCGTGCAGCGATGACTTCGGTGACACATGGACAAGGACCCCATCCTGGACGTACAGGTCGGGAATGGTGCCCGCGTTGATGGCCTCGTCGATGACGACGATGGCGTCCTGGTCCTGACCGAGGTTGAGGCTCGGCTTGCCCGGCTCGGCAGGGACATCGACCTCACCCTCGACGACGGTCGACTCAACCATCCCCGACTCGATGACCTCGGGGACCACCACCGACGTGACCTTCGGCCTGATGACCTCACTCAGGTCCACCCGGGGGTAGGAGGGCAGCGGGTCCTGCGATCCGTACCCCTGGGCCCTCAGGTCGGCTGCCGCAGCGGAGTGGTTGCCGTTGTGCCTAGTCAGGGCGTAGTAGTGGAACTTGTTGATGGGTTCATTGACGGGCAGCCCGGCCTCGGACGAGAAGACGTAGAGACGGTCAACGTCGTTGGCGTAGCCTGTGGTGGCAGAGAGACCAGGATCGGTCTTGCCGGGCCTGCGCCAGCACATCTCCTTACCTCTGTGATACAGGTAGTCCCAGCCGTCGGCAGTGAGGATGTCAGCCCATGAGTTTCGGTTCGCATAGTCGTCCCCAGGAGCCACGCTTCCGTCCACCCGGGAAGGGGTCTTACGCTCCGACGAAGTGGGTGGCGCGAGGGGCTTGGGTCGTGGAAGTTCCGCGAGGAGTCGATCGACCTGCGACTCGAACTCGTCCAGGTCGATGAAGTCGTAGGACGCCAGTTCAGGCATCTCCCGGCAGGGACGTTCAAGACCGGCTTTGCGGTTGACCGTGCCAGGTACGCGCAGGACCCGGGCCATGTCGTTGATGCCAGTGCCGAAGTGGTAGCCGAGCTTTTCTGAGTGGTGGGCGACGATCCGGTCCAGGCCAGCGAAGATCTTCTTGACGCGGTCCATGTTGGTCCGGTCTTCGATGGGGTCGACGTCGATGGCCTGTTCCAGAATCCACCACGGGTACATGCCGCCACCGGAGTGGACCCAGGTGGTGGGACGTGGCAGGCCGGTGGCTTCGATGATCTCCTGGACGGCCTCTTCGGTGGCCGGGAGGGGCAGCCACTTGTGGGCGTGGCCCATGGTCTTGTCGGCGCAGCCGGGCTCGCAGACCTTGTGGCTGTGTCCAGCCCTGTCGAGGTCCATGTCGAGGGCGAACCCGGGGAACATGCCCGAGTCGCCTTCCTTGCCACGTCCACCCTTGCGACCATTCTCGTCTACAGGGATGCGGGCCAGGGTGGTGGTCCGCATGTAGATACCCTGGTGCCCGGCGGCGTCGCATCTCATGGCGTAGTCGACGGCATCGTTGATCATCGACCGGCCGAGTCCGCGCCAGCCCGACTGGCCGTCGGGGGTCATGGAGGAGATGTGGACCATGCCACCTGTGGTGTCACAGTTCTCGTCGTAGCCGTCGTCCCCGGGCAGGAGGCGTCCGCCGTGGATGAGGGTGATCCAGCTCTTGATGGCTTCGCGGTCAGCCTTCACGCCTGCACCGGGGCTTCACCCGAAGAAATCTGGGTTGCGTTACTTGACGTGCTGATATCCATGGGATACAGTTCTCCTCACTTGTGTGTGTGATGTTCACCCTGCATGACGTGCCGGGGTGGACGCAGAGGCCTCAGAGTTCCTGCTCTGGGGCTTCTCTGTTTTTCCGTCCTGGCTGTCAGCTGGGCGAACTCACGGATCTTATACGGAAACCTGGCGGGCGGCTAGGGGGGTCGAATCCCACCGCCCGCCAGGAGTTACACACTACCTAAAAAGGTGGTTCATCGGTAAAAACTCCGGCATTTTGGGCTGCCCGGATCGCAGCGAGGGTCGACATGGCCGGTGGCGCTGAGACCGCAGCTGCGGCAGGTGCAGGGGCCGCTGAGACCGGCGTAGCCCAGGTGGGCATGGTCGAGTCACTACCGTGGTGAGAGGGCACGGCAGGGACGCTCTGGGGCTGCCAACCTGGCTGCTGCCAGTTCGGTTGGGCAGGTTGCGCCGGAGATAGGGGACCCGGGGCTGGCGGCTGGTAGCGGACCGTGAACAATTTCGGCTTGCTACCGGCCTTGGAGGTCATGTCCAGGCCGGTGAAGACACACTCCAGCCAGCCGCCCACGTCAAGCCACTGGGCACCCGATGCCCGGATCGCATCCCGGCAGGCCTTCTCGAAGTGCTTGCCCTTGACGTAGATGGTCCGCGCCCCCGTGTCGGGCTGGGTCCGGTCGGGTGTCGAGATGCCTTCGTAGTTACGGAAGCTGGTCTCCACGTTCACCAGCATCTGCATCTTCGGCTCACCTGACGGCCAGAAGTCGGGGTCGTTGGTGCCGAACTTCTTCTGCTGCTGCATCGTCGGCTCGGCGACGATCTTGCCTACGATCCGGTCCCCGGGGGTCAGGAAGCTGAAGCCCGGGTTGTTTGATCCCATCAGGAAGGATCTTGCATCCATGTCGTATTTGTCCTTTATTGTCAACTTGTCGGTTTGATGAACTCTGTCTCGGCTACAGCCCAGGCGATCGAGTCCTGGCGGTACTGGGCTGCCAGCTGGGACAGCTCACCCCTGAGGTGCACCGCCAGCTCACTGAGGACCTCTACGCACCAGCAGGCGTTCTGCCAGGCTGAGGCTGGCTCGGACACCCACTGGCCATGGATCTGCCAGGCCCAACCCCTGATGTTCAGGTTGACGCTGCGGTAGAACGCCGCCCAGTCGGCTTGGCTCAGCTTGTCGTCACTGTTGCCGATGGAGATGTAGACGGTGATTCGGTCAGGCATCGACGGCGGCCCTAACGAAGCAGTCCTTGGCTTCAAGCAGCTTGCGCAGCCCGGCCGTCAACTCCGGGCCGTCGGGCAGCAGCTGAACCTGCTCATGTGCCAGGTTGTGGCATACCTTGCTGGCGGCCCGGGGCTTGCCGGTGAGGTGATCGAACTCGAACCACCTCAGTAGGGCAACCGTGCCAGGGTGCCTGGTCTCGTAGTCGGCTGGGTCAAACACCTTTGATCAAACCTTTCCCGAACTTGGCTTCAGCGGTCTTGTTGTTACCACAGCACCCGGACATGTCGGCCTTCCTTGATCCACCCCGGTACCAGGGGCAGTAGGAGCAGCCCTGGCTCGGGACGGCCGGGATGGCTTCGAAGTCCAGGTCGTCGCCCATCTTGATCAGCTTGTCGGCGAGGCCGTACATCCTGTCCAGGCACGCCTGGGCCCTTTCTGGCTGGTAGGGACCGGACCAGACCCTTACCTCCGACAGCCAGCCCGAGCGGGGGATGGCGATCAGGGCGACCCGCTGGACGGGGTGACCTTGGGCGATCAGACCCTTCGCATACAGATTCACCTGGTCGATGTGCTGCTCAGATGGGCCTTTCGACTTCCACTCCTTCAACCGGGTCGGGGACACGGTCTTGAAGTCGATCACGGCCTGAAGATCCTTGTCGTACAGGTCGCAGTGACCTGTGACGATCGGGTCGGGCCAGACGGTGATCTCGGTCAGCCAGCGGTTCAGGTAGTGGACTTTCTGGAAGTTGTTGATGGCCTTCTCCAGCCAGGCGTGGATGGAGGTGCCAACGATGGCAGGTAGCGGGTCCCGCCACTGGTTCGACTCGGGAACGTCGGCCAGGCGGTAGGCGATCCTGCGGTCACAGTCCGTCCCCAGCTCAGACGGGCCGATGGCTGTCTGGCGGGAACGGGCCGAGTTGTTGTCTGTCCAACGGATCACGTCGGTGATGTCGGTGAGCAGGTCGAGGCGGAACTTCTCCTCAAGGTCGACATCTTCGCAGGTGGTGTGCCGATCCGCGCCGTTGTCGACCAGGTACCGGTCCAGTCCGGTGCCGCAGATTCGGCACAACTCGGCTGGCATCAGGCGTCGACCCTCGCGGTGAACTCACTGCGGTAGATGAATAGCCCCAGGACGCCGAGTGATTCGTGGCGAAGATTTCGCTGCTTGATCACCTTGTCGACCTCCTCCGCTCGAATGCCGAAATGCTGCGCTGCCCGAGCCGCCGGAATCAGCCTCGTGAAATCGATGGGCTCGATATCTTCGATGGCCCTCTCTGCCGCCCAGAACCACTCGCCGATACGGACAGCTGTCTCAATGTTCATCGCCCTTCTAAGGCTTTCCCATTTGGGCAGACTGTCCTCATCCACACCGATCAGCCTCGCTTGGGCGTTTCGACTGATTCCTACCTTCCTGCGAAGATCCCCCAGTTCACCCGACATGACCACGCGGTATCCAAGTTTTGCCAGGTCACCGGAGGTCGGATTGCTCATGCCGCTCATGTTACTCCTCACCTAGTTGTTCACGTCAAGTATCAGTTTGTTCCGTCAAACGGACATAGTGAGTATATGATGCGATCATGGGAAGATCCCTAGCGGAACGGTTCGCACTGGAACTAACCCGGGCAGAGCAGGATGCCTGGGTCCGTTCGCTTGCCGACGAACAGCTTGAAGAGATTGCCCGCGAAGAATGGTGGTGGATGTCCCGGCCCGAGCAGGTTCCACCATTGGGCGAATGGTCTATCTGCCTCGTCCTGGCCGGGCGAGGATTCGGTAAGAGTCGGCTCGCCTCGGAATGGATCGTGCAGCGGGTACTCGACCATCCCAGGGACCGCAATGGCTTCCGCACCGAGTGGCTGTTCATCGCCGAGACACTTTCGGACGCACGTTCGATTTGCATCGAAGGTCCCTCAGGTGTCCTACGTGCCCTGGAGCGCCGAAAGATCAAGCACCGCTACGTCAAGCATCCCAAGCCCCAGGTGCTCATCGGAGAGGCCAACTCCGTCATCTACTTCGAAGGAGCTGACGGTGCGGACGTAGGGCGTGGCTACAACGCCGCCGGGGCCGTCTTGGACGAGTTCGCGAAATGGAAGCGACCTGAAGAGTCCTGGATCGAGGGCATCATGCCCTCCCTGCGCGCTGACCTGGTCGGGGACCACCCGAGGACCCTTATCACCACCACGCCGAAGCCCAAGCCGATCCTGCGTGAATGGGTCCAGCGAGGCGACGGAACCGTCTACCTGATCCGTGGTTCAACGTTCGACAATGCAGCCAACCTGAGCGCAAACACGCTTGATGAACTGGCCCGTCGCTACGACGGAACATCTATTGGCCGACAGGAGCTTTACGGCGAAATCCTCGATGACCGCGACGGGGCCCTGTTCCATTTCATGGACGTCGACTCGAACCGGGTCGACAACGTCGACGAGATCGACTTCACCCACATCACCGTAGGGGTCGACCCGACCCTTACCGACGAAGGTGACCTGATGGGTGTCGTGGTCGTGGGCCGGGATGCGAAGAACCATATGTACATCCTCGCTGACGAGTCCCAGCCGGGCTCAGGCCGTTCCGCAGCGGATCACATCTGGCGCGTCTTCTACAAGTACTACGCGGACACGGTCGTGATCGAGAACAACAACGCCAAGAAGTGGATGGACGAAGTCCTAGTCGACTCATATCGGGAACTTCGTGACAAAGACTTCATGTTTCCCGAAAAGTCCACCCCACCGATCAAGGCCATCGACTCCCGGGTGGGCAAGAGGCTACGTGCCGAGCCCGTGGCGATGCGCTACGAACAGGGTCGCGTGCACCATCTCAACACCTTGGCGGCGCTGGAGAAGGAGATGTTCGCCTTCGACCCGACGGACAGCCACAACTCACCCAACCGGATGGACGCCATGGTCCACGCCTGCCGACACCTCATGCAGGGTGAGAAGCGCCAGATTCGGATGACTTCACCCGAGTTGCTGTGGACTCCAGTCAGATGATGTACCCTGTCCGCTTTCATACGCTTATGCTTGTTCCGTGATCGATGTCCTGACTTTGACGGTTTTGGCCCTAGCCGTAGCGCGGGGGGCCTACCTGATGGCCTTCGACGACATCACCGAGCCCATGCGTGAGGCCGTCAAGGGCAAGCTGGGCCCCGACCACATGATCACCAAGGGTGTCTACTGCCCCTGGTGCTGGTCGGTCTGGATCGCCTTCGCGTTCACCATCCCCACCGTCGAAGTGAACCAGGCGGGCATGTCGGCCTGGAACATCTTCGTCACCTTCCTGGCCGTCGCCTTCGTCGGCGGGTACCTAGCTGACCGAGCGAGCAGGTGAACATGGCCACCAAGACCGCCCTGGCAGGCGAAGATTTCCCCAACAACAGCCTCGTAGCCTCTGCTGTCCGAGTAGAACCAGACGACCTGCTGTGGCAGACGTACACGTTCACCGACTCCACCTGGCAGCGTGAGGCCTACCGTTTCCTACGCAACACCCCCGAGCTGCACTATGCCGCCAACTATGTCGGCTCGGCCTGCTCGCGTGTGCGGCTCTACATCGCCGAGGTCGACAAGTATGGCCGGGTCGGTGAGGAAGTAGCCGACGACGATGCGATCATGGCCATCTCCGACACCCTGTTCGGTGGACCGGCCGGGAAAGCCGAGGCGCTGCGTGCCATCGGCATCAACCTGACCGTCGCGGGCGAGTGTTACATCGTCGCCCGAGCCCGAGCCGACGCGGCAGGTGCCAAATGGTGCATCCTTTCCACCTCCGAGTTCCGTAAGCGCAAGACAGGCACGTTCGTCAACATGGGCTACGGCTGGGAGCCCGTGGACCCGGGGCGCGACCTGGTCATCCGGCTATGGACCCCGGACCCTGAATGCATGTTGAAGGCAGACAGCCCCACCCGGGCCTGCCTACAGGTGCTGACGGAGCTGACGGAGCTGACCGAGTTCGAGTTCTCGCAGATCGACTCCCGGTTCTCCGGCGGTGGCCTACTGCCCTGGCCAGCTGAAACCACCAACGGCCCCTCCGATGCATCCCTGCCGAATCAGTCAGCGGCCGACGACGTCACCACCCGTCTAGCTCAGGCCGGTCGGGCTGCGCGGTCAGGACGGGGCACGGCTGCCGGAGTCTTCCCGGTCATCGTCGAGGTCCCCACCGACACCTTGGACAAGATGCCCAAGGAGCCGATCAAGTTCACGTCGGAGCTGTCCGACAAGCTCCAGGAGTACAAGGTCGGGGCCATCACCCGGCTGGCTACCGGCCTGAACCTGCCCCCGGAGATCCTGCTCGGCACCGGCGAGATGAACCACTTCTCCAGCTGGTTCGTCGAGGAGTCTTTCGTCAAGGTCCAGATCGAGCCGCTGGTCGGCCGGATCGTCGAAGGACTCAATCGGGCCTACCTGGCACGGGTCCTCAAGGCCCTGGGCAAGAACCCGCAGAACTACACCTTCGCCTTCGACACCGCCCCCCTGACGGTCCGCCCCAACAAGCTCCAGGACGCCATCAACCTGTACCAGCTGGGCATCATCTCCGCCGAGGATGTCCTACTGGCCGGTGACTGGAACCCGACCGTCGCAGCCCCATCGAAGCAGGAAGAGAACGAGCGCTACCTCAAGGAGCTGGTGCTTCGCGACCCGACGCTGTTCCAGATCCCGGCTGTGCGTGAAGAACTCGGCTTTGCCATCGACACGACACCGCCTCAGGTTGAGGGGCCGGGAAGTCTGGATGCGCCAGGCCCGCCACCGCCACCTCGTCCGGACCGTGAGCCGGTAGACGCCCTGCCGTCGGCACCACCCAGCACGGGCGGCACACCGATCCTTGCCTCCGTGGGCCCTATCGCCTCCGATGCCCTGCTGGCCGCCGCGAACGTGGTAGCCCGTCGAGCCCTGGAACTTGCCGGGGGTCAGCTGCTGGGCAGGTCACGGCAGTACCGGGGCCAGTTCCCCGACCTGGCCAAGCATGAGATCCACACGAGGATCAAGGTGGAGCGGGAGGAAGCCGTAGGCCTGCTCGACAGGGCGTTCGACCACCTGTCGATGGACTTCGCCGGTCAGCACGTCAACGTGACCCCGCTGGGTCAGGCGATCCAGGACTACTGCTGCACCCTGCTGACCTTGTCGAAGGCCCATGACATCGAACGTCTTCGGTTGCACCTGGACCGCAAGGGGCTGTTGTGACCTTCCGTGATGAGGAGCCCGGCATCCTGGCCAAGCTGACCGGGTACATCACCCGGTGGCTTGACGGGGTCCGTAGGGCAGTGTTCGCCCCGGGCCGTAGTCGGCCTGACCCTTCGGCCGTCCTGGCGATGCAGGGCGAATGGCAGGGCTACCTGGACCAGCTTCTGGGCGACCTGGAAGGCGTGTCCCGCAAGGGCTGGGAGTCGGCTGATGTCGGGCCTTGGGTGTCGACGAACTCTTTCATCCAGGCCCAGCTGGCACTCACCCAGAACCTGCTCGTCCGGTTGCCTGATGACGTCTACAACCTGGTGTTCGCCCAGCTGTCCGAAGGTCAGTCGGCAGGTGAGTCGGCTGAGCAGATCGCCGACCGGATCGACCGGGTCCTGACTTTCACCGGGTCGCAGTGGTGGCCCAACCGGGCCAAGGTCATCACGGCGACGGAGACCCATCGGGCCTGGATGTCGGGCGTGCTGGGTGCGGCCCAGTTCTACCAGCCAGCCAACGGCAGGTGGGTCAAGGAGTGGGTCAGCCGTTCCGACGAGGAGGTGCGGCCTGCTCACCGTAGGGCTGACGGACAGACTAGGACACTTCGGGATACTTTTACGGTAGGGGGCGAAAGCCTCATGTATCCAGGTGACCCAGCGGGTAGGGCCAGTCTGGTGATTCGCTGCCGCTGCGATATGTTGATCAAGGAGTCATGACATGGCCATCCGCTGGTACGGGCTAGTAGCCCCAGAGCAGGCACCCACCGGAGACCGGCGCATGTTCTCCGTCGGGGCACTCAGCTTCCGTGACATGCCGCTGCCCGCAGCCTGGCAGCGCGTCTCAGGCCAGGGGCACGCCGGGTCAGTGGTCGTCGCTTCCTGGGACCGCCAGTACGCAGGCGACGGCGGAGTATGGGGGTCCGGAACATTCCTCGACCCACGTATCGTGCCTGAAGTCGTTGAGGCCATCTACCTGCTGGAAAAGCGCCTCATCGGCCCGAGCGTGGACCTCGACCCAGACCTTGCCTACGAAGTCGTCGACCATCCCGTACTCGTCGGGGAGTACGCCATGCAGGTCACCAGGGCTACCACTCACGGAGTCACCTTCGTCCAGGGGCCCGCATTCCCGCAGGTCCACATCACCGTCGACGACGACGAGGAGATGGCCATCCTCGCCTCCGCCGGGATCAGCATCGCCGAGTTCGCTGTCAACAAGTCATCCTGGCATTCCTGGCCGGTAGCCGAACGCGAAACGAAGTGGAACTTCGAAGACGCCATCAACCGGATCGCCATCTGGGCTGGTGGGGATGCGAAGAAGTTCTCCTCAGCTTTCCTATACCAGGACAAGAGCACCGACCCGAACAACCGGGAGTCATACCGGGCACCGTTGGCCGACGTCGTCAACGGTGAACTGGTCCTGATCCCCCGGGCCGTCATGGCCGCAGCCACGATGCTGTCCGGTGGGCATGGTGGATTCGAAGACGTTCCTGAGCCTGAGCGCATCCAGATGCAGCAGGTCATCACCGAGATCTACGACTCCCTGCGTGAGCAGTACGGGGACCCGCGCTTCATCGCCCCATGGCAGCGGGGTGGTCGGGCTGGAGCGACATCATCTGAAGGGCAGCCGACGGAGGCCAGCATGGAAGCAGAGACATTCGCGGTACGCAGCTCAGGCTGGTCCTCAATGCCCACCTCCACCGGCACCTGGGATGAGGGGGCAGCCAGGGCGGCTCTGGACTCCTGGGCCGGGGACGACATGGCCAAGTATGGTCGCGCCTTCCTGTGGTCCGACGGGTCAGGTAACAAGACGGGCTTCAAGTTCCCGATCGCCAGGCCAGTTGACGGCACCCTGACGATCTTCATCCGTGCCGTCAACAACGCAGACGCCCGACTGTCCCAGGCTGACATCCCCGCCGCCGACAAGACCAGGATTCAGGGCGTCATCGACTCGATCCAGGCCCGCTACGGTGGTGAGGATGAAGAAGCCGCCCTGACCGCTGCCGGTGTCCTGGCCCCGCCCAAGACCTGGTTCGATGACCCGAAGCTGACGAAGAAGACCATGCTGCGGATCACCGAGGACGGCCGGGTGTTCGGGCACCTGGCGACGTGGGACTCATGCCATACGGGTGTCGGCAACAAGTGTGTCAGGGCCCCCCGGTCGAAGACGGGCTACCGGCATTTCAAGACCGGTACCGTGCTGACGGCTGAGGGCCAGCTGCTCAAGGTCGGCAAGATCACCTTGGGTACCGGGCACGCTGACAAGAAGTGGGGCCTGATCCCCGCCGTTGAGCACTACGACAACACAGGGCACTGCGCAGCCGTGGTCAACGCAGGTGAGGACAAGTTCGGGCCATGGGTTGCTGGCGCACTCGTCGCAGGCCTGTCCGAAGAGAGGATCGCAGAGCTGCGCCGCAGCCCACTGTCGGGTGACTGGCGAGGAACTGACGGCAACCTCGAACTGGTCGCCGCGCTTGCCGTCAACAACCCGGGCTTCCCCGTTCTTGAGGAAGATGCTGACGGGGTTGTATCGCTGACGGCCGCTGGCGTGCTTGAACTGCCGGAAGGCGACGACGTACAGCCGTCTGACTTCTCCGCTGGACCTGACCTGGCTGAGGTCGATGCGTTCCTCGCCGCTTTCGACCGTGCTGAGCGGGTCGCCGCTGTCGAGCGGGCCTACCATGATCTACTCCCAGACGTTACTGATTGCGGATGCAATGGATAGAAAGGGATAAAACGTGTGCGGATGCAACAAGGCCAGGGGCATTACGGCGTTCAAGGTCATCAAGGCCGATGGCACCAGCCAGGAAGTCAAGACCGAACAGGAAGCCCGGAGTATCGTCCGGATCAACGGCGGCTCCTACACACCGGTGAAGAAGTAGTGTAGGCTCGGACGCAGACGAGTACCTAGGTCCCAACCGCAGTCACTCTTCTCCTTTCCCCGAGGAAGCCCCAGGATGCTGACCCTGGGGCTTCCTCATTTGTGGCTCAGTCCCACAACCAACGCGCACAGTGCCTGGC